AGTTGCTTCTACAATCTTAATAGCTTTAAAAGCTATACCAAATTCTTTTGATCTTCCTAATGCCGTTTTAGACAGAGCTTCAAACGCATCGCCTAACAATCCAACTCCTGTAGCGGATTTGTCCAATACATTAGTTAAAGAACCATTAAATTTTTCATTAGCTTTTTTAGCTTGGGTCAATCTACTTTCATAGTGATCAAATGCATCATCGACTCTAGTTTTGTATTCTTCGCTATCAAATCCGTCAGTACCACCAGAATCTTCGAATAACTGTTTACCTTCGTTAGCATTACCTATTTCTTGTTCAAATTCAGCAGCGACACCAGTAGAAAATTCGTCTAAATTGTCTTGAGTACCATCAGGTTCAAATGCATCTTCACTCCTTCTTCTATCTTTCGTGAATTCATCGAATTCTTGTTGGTTATCTTGTGTTCTAGTTTTAGTATCTACTTGTTCTTGTAATGCTTCTAATTGAGCTCTTTGTTCCGAGGTTATTCCACTTTCTACATCGAGCTGAGCTTGCCTTTGTTGTTTTAGCATTTCAGCAACTTCGAATTGTTTATTTAGAACCGCTAATTGAATTTGTAAATTAAGTTTTTCTTCTTCAAATAGTTTTAATCCGTCTTCAGCTAATTTGTTTCTCTCCATTATAGTTTCTACTTCAGTTCTTCTTAAATCGACTAACTTAGCAGTTTCGATAGCCTCTTGAGCTAATTTACCATTTATGTCTTCTATAATTAATTGAGCTCGAGTTAATGATTCAGTAGACTCAGGATCTTCTCCAAATCTAAGAGCCCTAGCAATTTCACTTAATTTAACTAGTTCATCTTGCAGTCTCTTAGTAATATCTTTACCTCTTTTAACTTTATCGAAGTACTCTTTATCAAAAGCTTTTCCTACCCTGTTAATTTCTTTTGTAAACACACTAGATAATTCAGGATCTAATATATTAGTTTTATTAAACTCTGTTACTAATTCTGCTAAAGCGGCTTTTTGTTCTTTAAGAGATATTACACCGGCTTCTTGGTCAGATCTAAGTTGTATAAGAGCCGCTCTAAAATCTTTAGTTTTTACACCCGCTTCCTCGTATGCTATACCTATAGCTCTTATAGAATCTCTAAGCTCAGCTCTATTTAAAATAGTGTTAGTTTCTAATTCGTTATTCGCTAAAGTTAATTTTTTGTTAAAAATATCAACATCTTTTCCGCTGTTTTTAAAGGCCTTACCAATGGCTGAAACGCCTTCAGTAAGAAAGTTTAATGGATTTATATTAGAAAAATCAGGTTTAAACGAAGAAATTAACTCAAAAATTGCTTTTATCTTAGTAGCTATGTTTTCAAAAGTATTTATTACGGCCTCAGCAAAAAATTTAACTGTGGTTAAAAGTGCGTTTAATCCAGCTCCAAATAACTTAAGTCCTTTAGCCAATCCTAATATAATAGTCTCTAAGGCCGAAAAATTAGTAGATCCAGCCGTAGTAACTTCTAAAATTTGCCTAGACATATTGGCAAGTTGAAACAAGAAATCGTCAATAGCTTCTCGGTTATTGTCTAATCCTATTTGAAAATCATTTACAAATCTCTGAAATTCAGCTCTGCCAGTTACCATTGCTCGAGGTAATGCTTCTCCATAAGCTTCTATTAAAGCTTTAGGTAAAGAAGTGATCAAATCAGCTGAAGATATTTGACCTTTCTTTAAAAGAGCATCTAAACTTTCAGTCGTTTCATTCATGCCTTGAGCTACTAATTCGAAAGCACCAAATAAATGCTCACCTAATTGGCCACGCAACTCTTCAGCTTGTACCTTACCTTTTGACATAATTTGAGTCAGAGCTTTAAAGATACCTTTTGTTTGTTCTGCTGTAAAGTTAAGAACGACAGCAGTTTCTGCTACGGCTGTAAACGCTGTATTAAACTCTTGAGCGGTAATAGCCGCTTCTTTACCAGCAGCTATAAATTTAGTGTATTCAGTAGTTAACGTTCTATAACTAGTACCTAACCTTTGAGCGGTAGATTGTAGAAATGCATTAACTCTATTAGCATTTTCTGTAGTTTCTACTATAGCGGTTAATGCGTTATTATATGATATAAATTCGTTAGTAGCTATAATAGCTTGACGTGCTAAGTGAACACCAAATCCGACAGCTAATATTCTTTGAATATCATCTCCAATAGTTCGTAACGAGCCACTCACTCCTGTGTAAGCTTTATTGGCCTTGTTAGCTCCACTAACAGCTCTAGTATTCATTCTGCTAAAAGAAGAAGTAACCCTACCAGCCTCTCTACCTAATCTTTGTAATACCCTAACAATAGATTCTAACTGACCAATTAAAGCTGAAGATATAGTTAACTTAATTAAAATAGGTTTATTTCTTAACTCATTTAATTTTCTTTGTATTTTATTAATTTCTTCCAATACAGACTTAGAATTAAGGCTAATTCTAAGAGTAACAGACTTAAGTGAGTTAGAAGCTTCTTTTATTTTTCTAAGTTCTGCATTAACTTGAGTCTTATTCACCTTTACCATAAGACGAATAGGATTATTATTCTTAAAAGTCGTAATTTTCGATCTTAACTCTTTTAACATGGCTGTTATTTGAGTTTTAAGAGATGATCTATTTAACATTAATTTGATAGGAATTATAATCGACTTCCTAGATAAATCTAATAACGTTTTCTTAATGGTAACAAGCTGTTTTCTCATAGCCTTATTATCAAATAAGATTGGTACCATTACAGTTTTTACTTGGTCTTTAAAAGCTTTAAGTGTAGTACGCGCAGAAGTTGTATCTAAAGTAACTTTTATATTAGCTGCTTTCTTTATATCTTCTAAAGACGATCTTAACTTAGTGAGAGTGGTAGATACTTTAACATTAATATTTGTGCTACGAGACAGGCCCTTCAATACAGTTCTTATTAACTGTATTGATTTTCTAAAATTAGTAAGGTCTAATCTAATAGGTAATGGGCTTTTTTCAAAAGCTGTAAATGTATCTACAAAGCTTTTTCTAATTGCTGATGTTTTTGTGTTAAACTCTGTAACGTCTAAATCTATAGACAAATCTAACTCTTCACTATCATTTAGCGATTTGACTCTCTTAAAAATGTTATCTAATTTATTATCGAACTCTGTAGTGTTAAGAGCTAATATTACGGTCGCAGAATCTTTTAAGGCTTGTAATTCGGTATTAACATTACGAATTATGTTTTCTTGATTAAGTTTACTTTTAACAACTTTTAACTCAATATCGAGCGGTACAAATATAGGATTTTTACTTAAAGTATCTTTAAGATTTATAAGCTGATTTTTTATTTCGGGGATGCCGGCCGCTTGGAATAAAACCGTTACAGATTTACCATTGGCTGTTGAAATGACTCTAGAAAAGTCTTGCTGAATTTTACCTAAGCCTTCAGACTTAAACTTGATAATAATAGGCTTATCAAATTCGGCCTTCATAGCTTTCATTTCGTTTTTCAGATTATTGACACTAGTTCTAGCTTGTCCGTCTGAAATCGTTATCGAAATTGGAATATTAGGCATTGCTATTCTTCGCTTTTTCTTTCTTAAATAAGAAGTCTAAATACTCAGTATCTAGATGTTGTATTACTCTTAAAGTAAGATTTACTTCAAAAATCGGTTCCTTAATTGAGAAGTAACTTACAATATCCGCTATGGTAAGTGGATTTGGTCCATATCCATTCGAGGACCTAGCATTAGAAAGTATAAGAAAACTGCTGATAAACCAATCGGTAACTAAGTCCCTTTCGATCTTTATATCTAAGGGAGTACTTTTTCCTTGTTTTTGGAGCTCTTTAAAGAAATTATAATGAGCTCCGTATTCCAATTGCCACAGCAGTATCTCAGCTACTTTCCCTTTACTACTTCTTCCTCCGTGCGTAAGAAGTTGTCAATGTCATTTGCAAAATCCTGAACAAATTTTCTGCAGTCTCTATCATTATATAATAAATCAGCAGCATTTTCATCAGAGTACTTTACCATTTCACCACCATTCTTAAATGGCTTCCAATCAACTAATACTGTACCAGCTAAAGCATCACTTAGGGTCTTTTCTAAGATTTCATCTGAAGCTGATTTTGTATCAATATCATTTTGAATCGGTTTAACAAGTCTAGTAAACTTTTTCGCAAATGCATCATTGCCACTCCTAGCAACTTTTAACTTGACTCCTCTATAAGTGGTCCATGCACCATCGTCTGTTTTAGAAGAGTCAATTGGAGTAATTTGTAACATTGGTTAAGTTCTCTTTATATTTACACGTCTAACAGAGAGATTTGAACAGTAAAATCATCGGTCGGATCACGTAGGGCTCTTAAAGATCCACTCAATACAAAGAAGTTATCTTTGCCTGGAATGGGAGTTTCTAATGTTTCAAATTTGCAATATGGCATATAAACCACAATTACGTTACCTGAACCATCAGTCGCAGTAGCTGTCACAGAGAACGACGTAGATTGAAGATACTTGTCATAAGCTTCTTTATCTTCAAAATAAATTGTAATGTCGGCTGTTACATTCAATGTGAAACTAGCTAAATCGACAGCACCTAAAGTACCAATCGCTTTAGCAGCATTAATGTTATTATCAATTGTTAAGTTTAATGTCTGAAAAGATGTTCCAGCAGTTAAACCAGTACTTGTAATTGCTAATGAAGATACAGAGTTCATTAACGTATAAGCAGGAGCATCTACTTTAGTTTGTCCAGCAATAGCTGTTTCGGTTACGTCTTCTGTTAAACCAACAACGTTTAAAGCTCCTCCAAGAATCGAACCAGTTTCGAAGTTCAAATTCATTGAAGAAATTTGGCAACCTCTATAATACATATAAACAGGAGTGACGATACCTGTAATGTTCTTCATAAATGTATACGAATCAGCAGCTACAACGCCGTTACGTAGAGGATTAGATTTAATTGTTACAGACGCTGAGGCAGCTTCAGTTACGAGACCAGAACCTACAGCCAATGTAATGGTAGTAGCAGTAGAACTCAATACAAGAAATACCCCATTGTTCTCTGCGTTAGTAGCTCCATCAATAAGAATGTGGTCGCCGGTGTTAAAGACAGATACATCAGTACCGCCTGTATCAATTACTTCAGTAGTAACAGTAAAACCGATGTCGATTTGAGCTCCTGTAGTTTCAGGTGCTGCGGTAGTTTGTAGTAACGAAGTAATTAACGGTTTATATGGAGCATAGGATAATTCAAAATCTACAGCTCCTGATACATCCTGATCAACAATAATTAAATCATCAATTTGTCTATCTGATCTAATTACTTCAGATACGACTGTAGTTGTGTTACCTTGCAAAGATGATCCTTTGGTAGGAACGATCTGCATGGCTGGAGTTGCTGGGGTTACACCATTAGTCACCTCAACAATATATGAGATGTCGGTATAATTAGTTGAGGTTATTGTCATAGTATCACCTTATAATGCTTCAAATGGAATTTTAATGTTAATCTGGAAAAATCCAGCGGTTAATTCTCTGAATTGACCAGAGCCTCCAGGGTTAAAGGAAGTAGTAGGACTTTCGCCAATAACTTCTAATGCACCAGCATATGTAAATAAATCAAGACCTGGAAACCTATAATTTTCCATTAAAGTATTGAAGTCATCTGCCAATTCGTATAGTTTACCAGTCCCCTTCCCTTTAGGACCGTAAACCTGTAATATAATAAGACCTTTCTTATTAGTTCTTGTACCTAATGCTGCGTTCTCTGTCTCAAATGGTAGAACCGTAAATCTTACCCAATAGTCACTAGGAACAACTAAGTCAGAATTCTCCCAAGCTATAACAGTGGTAGAAGTCCAATTGGTATTAAACCTTTGTTCAAAATTCGATCTAATATCAGCAAATAACATTAATCAAACCTACCAACATGATTTATAGCGTCACCAACAACAGCATCGACAAAGAATGCAGAAGCTTGGTTAGAACTACCATTGTTTAGATCATTAATATAATCTACGCTATTACCTATTACAATGTTTTGTTTAGTTTTATGAACGCCATCAGGTATAGGCTTAATAAAAGGTCTAGCTCCTTTATAAGCAGGATACTCTCCCATAGGGACAAATGGTATTCCACCAGATTTACCTGATACTGCCCAACCTTTTCTAGCTCTTCCTGTAGATACCGGAGTTCTAGTAACGACTCGAGGAAAAATATATTCAATCAATTCAAGCTTTATTTCGTCAAGCTCTTCAAATACTATCTCAAAAGCGGCATCAATACCTCTTCCACCTTTAGGTATTTTTAAAGGGCCTCTACTACCACCCGGAGGTAATTGGCCTCCTGAGCCTCCTCCGCCAGATATTGTTCTATTAGCTTTAGACGAAGAAACCGTACCACTAGTAGTACTTTGAAAGTTACCCGAAGTTTGGGTTGAATTATTCTGAGGTATTGCCTCTCCTGTAAAGAAATCTGTAACATCTCCCTTATCAGGAAACCGACTCTCTAAATTAGAAACATATTTATTGACTGCGTCATTAATTTCATCAGCCATTAGGTAGTCCTCAGTTGCAACTCATAGGTCGCTATTACAGGATCTTGTACAAATCCAATAACTCTATATACTTTAGTACCATTGATAATAGAGTCTCTAACAGCCGGAACTATTGAAACTTCATTAGCAAGAATAATAAACTTCACGTCATTTGGTTCAATGTGTGTATTAAATCTTTCAAGAGTCGAATACTCATAAAATACTCCTCTTGTTTCATAATCGGTAGTTGAATCAGTGGACAATCCGGTAACTGGATCGTATACCGTAGCGGTCTTATCCTTATGTCTGAGTGTAACAGATACAACAGCATCTTCAAGATCATTGTCAAATGCGTCTTTAATCTCTGTTTGTAATTCTGCTAAAAGGCCCATACCATTATGCTCGTTGTAAGAATACTGTTCCAGCGTTGACAGAACAGCCAAGAGACGCTAAAATAGCATCTACCTGACCTTTTGTCGTAGGTTTGATTTTATTCGCACCTATGTATTCTGTTTCCACTTCCACAGATCCAGCCTTAACTCTTTTCTTCTTAATGCCACTTTGATTAACATAAAATATATCACCAGCCAGCACAAAATCATAAGCTAACAATGAAGAAGCAAATTTTATTTCGTCCGGTGGGTCAGATTGATCAAATGATGGGCAAGAGTATTGAGAATCGATATAGTATCTGGCTTCAAGTAAGCCGTCTGTCTTCGTTTGAAACGCAGCAGCCGTCCACGCAGTTTTACCTATAAGGTAAGCCGAAGCTTCACTTACAGTTGCATATGCTACTTGAACACCGATATCTGCCATATTTCATCTCATAAAAAGAGGACGTCCTTGTCCGAAGGGAGGATATTATGAAGAGTGAAACGCTCTATTAGTAATCAGCTAATAGAGTTATTCTACGAGGGTCCCATGCTACAGCACCGGCCAACAAGTCAAGAGACATAATCTCTACTTTCTTGTCGATGTCATAACCTTGAACCATACGAATAGAATAACCGTTGTTAGATACGACAGCTGAAGGTTTATCAGATGGAGCATCTAAAGGAGGCATCGCTAACGCTAAAGAACGAGAATCAAAGATAGCACCTTGATAAGTTAGCGATTGAGCAGAACCGATAACAGTGATTGCGGCACCATCAGGAATGATTTCAGTAATTGGATCAACTAACTCAATAGTAGTACCTGTAGCTGCAACGGTTACATCAACAACTAAAGGACGTCTAACACCTGCAATCGCGATACGGTCGCCAGCTGTAAAACCACCAGTAATTGAATCAACGATAAGATCAGAATTACCAATTAAGTTGTCAGTAGCAACAGTATTATCGGTTGTAGTAGTACCACCTGAAGCAGTATGAGTGCCGACAGGAAAGTTAATGGTAGTATGGAAATCCATACCCATAACAGAGCCCATCAAACCAGATTGCAAGGTTGATACACCAGGGTTACCACGAGTTTGTGATTGGTTGAACCAAGTTTGTCCTAACAGCGTAGCTTCTAAATCGGTATTACATAAAGAAATACGTGAACCAGGATCAAGTTGTTGTAGAGTAGCCGCTTTACGAGCATTCGCTACGTCTGCTGCAGATTCATAAAGAGTTGCAGAAGCATGTAGACCCATACCGTTAAGAATCTTAGTACCAAGATAGACATCGATTTTTTCAGCCAAACGATAAGCTGCAGGAGCGATAACCTGTTCTGAGAAAGAATCAAGATCAAGTGATTTTTCGCGGGCGGTTACTTCGACAGAAACGTCAAATAATTTTTCAATAACGAAAGGACGTTTTGAGCTACGAATTGATTGACGAACGATAGAATTGATACCATCGTTTGTAAATTCTTTAGCTTCATAATCTGGGTTGGTGCGCATGTTGATCGTATCACCGACCTTCATGGATGGAGTAGTAAACTCTCCAGTTTTGTCACGAGTAACTAAGTTGCCAATAACCAATGAGTCTTCTAAGTGCATCAGTGATTCGGCGGCGATTAATGAAGGGTGTTCCCAAGCATTGGCCATAATATATCTCCAAGAAATTTAAAATGATAGTTCCCACTAAATTTAATGAAGATGGGAAACTGGTTTAACGAATGTTAAGTTCCCCAAGAACGTAACGTACAAATAATCTATGAGCCCAGCTCAATGATTGTAATTATAATTATATAATATTTTTTAACTGAAGTACAATAATATTTTAATTATTTATTTACCTGTACGGCACAATCTTAAAATACGGTAGTTGAATAATTCTTCGTAATAATTCTGTAAATGACCATGTAAATTTATGAGTATATTAGCATTTTTAATTTCTAACTCTTCAACCATTTCCTCTATAGACAAGCGACTTGAATTTCTAAAACATGAAACTTCTAAAATTAAAAGGTTAATTTTATGACTCAACTCTTTTTCAATTTCATCATTAGGATCAAAAGAAGCATTTACATAGCCTATGTTATCGGTCATAATTATATATTATAAATAGTTAAAATTTTAATAAAAATATATTAAAACAATGATATTAGATGTACTCAGGGTTAATCCTAGAGCCCGTAAATATATAATTAATATATTATATATTAAAAAATATTATCGGGCCCTAGAATTAATATTTTTAATTGCTTTTAGATTTAACTTTATTACCTTGAGCGACGGCAGCTTGTTGCTGTTTTGCTCTAGCAACTTTCACTTTCATTACTTCTGCTGCTTTATCAACTTCAGCTTCAGAAAGAGCCGTTTTACCATCTGGTGTATCTTTAGACCAGCCAGCTTTTTCCATCAACTTTAATTGATGAACTTCACAATCGCAAGATTTACCTTTTCTAAATAATTTAATCATACTATTTTATGCTCCAGTTTTTTGTTTACGGCGCTGTGCCATATAAGAAGTGATGTCTGTTGCCGCTGTCTTGGCTAGAGCATCGTCAGTTTTATCAGATCCACCTAAACCACCACCTTTAGATGCTGGCCAGAAATGGGGTGCCGATTCTTTTAACTGAGCAATATAAAGCTCAGGTGTCATTGTCTTAACTCCATCAGTTGTGATCAAAGCTCCATCCTTATCACGAGCTACAATCGTACCATCAGCCTCAAGAGTAAAGGTGCCCGCAGTACGACGGACGACATCGTCAAGAGCGGCCGGTAAGACGCCAGAGGCGAGTGCGGCTTTCTTAACTGAATCGTCAATAACGTAAGAAGTGTATTTATTTTCAAACTGAGAATTCGACTCTTTTAACGTCGTAATTTCTGTGTTAAAAGCCGCTTCTTTAGTTTCAAAATCGAGACGTGATCTTTCAGTTCGTTTGAGAATCACTTCATCCATTTTACCTTCTGCAATCAATTTGGCATCTGCGGATGAATCTAGCTGCTTTTTAAGTGTTTCAAACTCTTTTAGCTCTTCTGCAGTTGGAATTTTGGCCAATTTGTCCTGAAGATTTTTCTTTTCTGTTAAAAGCTCAGTGTTCTTTGACTTTAAACCATTTGTAGCTTCATCAATTTGAGTCTTTACAGCTTCTGTTACCATTGTTGCGGTAGTTTGGGCTAAAAAATCTTTTATTGGTCCATCTTCTGCCATTGCAGTTTTTAGGTCTTCTAGTTCTATTGTCATAAGTTATTTCCTCTTCATAGTAGGTTATTGTGTCCTTACTCGATTTTTTCCATAATCCGTATTAAAATAGCCAGAGTCATTAAATTAGCGACTAAATTCAGTATATCTATATAGTTAAGCGCGCATTCCACGGGATTTATTCCGTTTCATCGGTTTTAGGGGTCGTTTCTTTTTCGGTTGGCGGGATGACATCTTTTTTCTCCTTATCTGACTGTAATTGAGTGGCTTTAGCGACATCTGCTTGAAGTTTAGCTTGCATTTCTGCTTGTTGAACGGAAGTCGGTTTAATCTCGTCTTCCTGAATTCTCTTCACCTCATCTTCTGGAGTCTCTCCGTCTTGTAGGATACCGGCACGACGGAAGTTCTCCATTAGAGTCATATGGGAAATCGCTCCTTCGGTCCAAGAGGCGACTAGTGCCTGTTGTTCTTGAGCGGTAATTGCCGGAGCAGAGAAGTCAGTAATCGCTGAGAAGACAACCTCTTTAGGATTCTCTCCTAATAAGACGGCTACCTCTCTAAGTTGATTCTGGACGCCAGTAGCAACGTTACGCACTACGCTGGAGAGAGTAGCTCCAGAAGCTGCTTGCTTAAGACGTGTTGTTTCTGCTGACTCTGCCGCCTTTTTGGAAGAGTCAAGGAGTTGGGCTCCAGCATAAATCGCCTGTTCATAGAGGTCAGTGATATGACGTAAGACGTGAGTCAAAGCACTAGTATCTGTACTCGTATAATAGGCCTTAGACATTTCATCAGGCAGTATTAAAGCAACCGTTGAACCGACAGCTTTCGGAGCAAAATCTTCAGATACACCACTGATTATGAGAGTAGGGCTACATGACATAAACTCTGAGTTACTAAGATCAGCGTACTTCATGTAAATTTGAAGAGCCGTGCTAGCGACAGCTGCAATCGGACTATTTTGTACTTCAAACGAATTAGAAACCGGTCCAAACATTTGAATCGGAATGTGATCGAAGGGTTTGCCTTTGTACTCAGGAATGGTAGTGTCTCCAATAAGCTCGGTTATAGGCTTATCAAGAGATATGTTCTTCTCTTCTACCTCTTTAATATAATAGACCCCTGTATTCTCATCCAGCACAAGTATCTTATAGACAGATTCTAACTCAACTCCAATGTGTGATGACTTCTTATCAACTAGTTCCGTCACAATTACCATTGTAGGCTGTTTCTTAGCCGAGTTCTGATATCTCTCAGTCTTCCAATTAATAAGCGATTCTGATGAATAAGTAGCGAATACCTCTGGATTAATCTCTATAACTGAAGACGCTCTACCGACAGAAAGAGTCTCAGAGAGAATGTGCATATAATACTCTCTAAGAGATAGTCCAGTTGTTGTAGCTTCTGTTAAAAGATACTCCATCGATGATGGTAACGAAACAGTGGGTTCATCGTTAGATGTAAGACCCATTAAGCCCCGTAATATAAAAGCCGGAAGCTCAGGAAACTGAGCTCTAGTAAGATACGCTCTGTAAGCAAGGTTCCTGTGATAGTTCGGATTATACTGCCTTACCATCAGCTCTTGAGCGGCTGTTAGATACGATGGCGTTAGTCCAAAGTTCTCATCACCATGGTTAACCGGTGAGAAGTCAGGATTAATTGTCATAGCAGCCGGCATCGGAAGATATCTCGTCTTGCGACTCTTAATAGTAGCCTCTCCTGCAAGAGTGTCACGGGCAGTTTGCCACATGTAAATATTCTCAAGATAGGCTATATGAAATGGTAATGTCTGAATCTGATTTGCCATGTATTAGAAACTCCTTACGTATGCTTCTTTAAATTGTTTTCGATTAATGGGGAAGTTATAATGTATACAGTAACCCGCTGCATCGTTAATATCGTCTATAGAATTATTCGGATCTTTAATCGGCATACCATTGTGGTCGTAGGTGTGTTGCTCTAAAGCTGCCGCGTATTCTGGGCAGGTATGTGGATTCACTCTATAATTAACATTATCTGAGCCGGTTTGAAACATACCATTCATTGATTGAACTCTGTCCTTAATCCTCGGATTCTTAGATTTCGCTCTTACATAGAACCCAGCATCTCTTATAAGTTTGATGTCCGATTTAGATGCGTCCACACTCTTTTTAGCGGAACCGGATGCATCTGGGTAGACGTAGATTGTGTGGTCGGGGTACTTCTCTTTAATTGTGTCAATGAAGGCAGGTGTATCAATAAGTTTGGTAAGCTCTTTAACTGCGAAAGCTTGTCTAGATTCTTTATCGAGTAAGTGTATAACGGCGTTAGTGTTGAGCACATTAAAATCCACTCCAATATGCAATGTGTCTGACGGCGAGATTGTCTTATCTGTGAAGTTTCTTTCCCTATCATAGTTCGGATACACTTGTTTGGATGTTAAGTTGACAAACTCTCCCTCAAGATAGGCGCGTATTAGATTAGATGGGTATGTGTCCATCAGAGATTGTATATAGTCATCTGGTAAATGTGGATTAGACGACGTAGGTGCTTGTATCATGTGATAACCAGGCTTCTTCTCTTTTACCCATCGATGGTAGACGAAGTTAAAGCCTTCAGGAGTCGTTGCTACAAACAATCTATTTATAAAGTTATTATAATGTGGGTCTTTCTTATAAGTCTGCCGACACCGCGCTATTATCTTGTTCCATGCATTCTCTGCATCAGAATATTTCATAATATCAATTTCGTCAATATAAGCATTACCAATCTCAAATCCAACGATACGATCAGGTATATCCATAGAACGAAATAAGATCCTACCATTATCAAAAAGATCTAGTACGTTGTCAGCCTTGTTAAGCTTATACGGAATCTCTGCCTCGTCCAGCATGTTCTGTAATCTAACATGTGCGATGTCACGAATCAGCTGGTAAGACGGAGCAAAGTAACCAAGGTCAATCTTCGGATATTCGAGCTTGTCAGCTAAGATTTTAGTGAATAGCGTGTGAGACTTACCAGAGCCAAACCCACCCACAAAGGCCGTGAACTTGTGGGGAGACACGAAGAACTGTGATTGTGGTTTGGTGAGATCTATCTTTAAGGACATAAGTGTGGTTATTATATATTAAAAAATTTCTGAAGTAAAATTAACTTTTTACCATATGTTATGTGGAGTTGGATAATGCTCCCTCGGAAATTCTTCGTTTAGAATTTGAATTTTAGCGTTGTAGTTAGTTAGCGTTTTAGCGTTTTAGCGTTTTAGCGTTTTAGCGAGTTGGGAGTCTGTACAAATTTACAGATTTACGTTTTTACATAGGAATTTGAGAAGTCCCCCTTAGTACCAAGAATTAGGATATAGGGTAGAGAGATAATTTATGGTGCTAGATATAATTTATTAGAATTAATTTTATGGAAAATAAAATGAAAAATAAAAATAATTTTTTGTTTTTTATTATCTATTTAATATACTAATTAAATAAACGAATGAAAGAAATAAATTAAATAATATTAAATAGTTTAGTCTTATTAGGCCATAGATCTTAGTCTAACTTAGTAAGATGTATGTAAGACATTAGCTGTTGTAGTATAGATGAAGTAAGTAGTATGTAGTAGGTATTGAGTGGATTCAGGTTAAGAAGGTGGGAGCCCTCCCGAACGCGAAGCGGAGGAGTGAGCGATAGCGAATGAGTGAGGCCGGAGGCCGAGGTAAGGTGAATGCGTAGCAGAGGTAGGCTGAGGCCGGAGGCCGAGGTAAGGTGAATGCGTAGCAGAGGTAGGCTGAGGCCGGAGGCCGAGGTAAGGCGAACGCGAAGCGGAGATAGAAAATTTATATGATAAATAAGTGATAAATAGATTGTATTATACAGGTGTATAGTGTTATAATGTAGTTAATGGAGTAGTTAATTTAAAGGATAATTTTAATTTAAATAGGTTGAATGATTATGGGTATTATATTAAATGTTAATGGTGTAGTTGTTAATGAAAAATGTAAGATTGTTGTAAGTAGTAATAAGAAAAGAGTAGGTAGTAAAGCATGGAGTAGATACGAATGTTATGAAGATAGTAAAAGTGTTGGTGATTATTTAGGTAATGGAGGTTTAAAAGAAGATTTAAGATATGATGTTAAGAAAGGATTTGTTGTATTAATGGAGTGTATAGTTAAAGGTAAAAAGGTGGTAGTAAAGTAAAATAGAATTAAGAATTGTTTAATAATTAAAAGGATTTAATTATTGAATGATTTTGAAAAGAAAAATAAAAATTGATTTATTATTAAAGGTTTTGGTTGTTGATAATAAGTATATATTAGGGTTATATTAAGAATTATATGAATGAAATAAATAATTGGATAGTTGAAGAACGCGAAGCGAACGAAGTCGTTAGATGCTTTTGATTTTATTAAATAAAGTCGTGAACGGAGTGAACGGTCGTTGGTGACGAGGTACGAGGAACGAATTTTAAAGAATGAACGAAGTGAATAAGTCTCCATATGAACGAAGTGAATGTATAAAGATTGAATGAAATGAAATATTGTTTTTTATTATTGAACGAAGTGAAAAACTGTTTGTTTTTATTATTGAACGAAGTGAAAAACTGTTTGTTTTTATTATTGAACGAAGTGAAAAACTGTTTGTTTTTATTATTGAACGAAGTGAAAAATTGTTTGTTTTTATTATTGAACGAAGTGAAAAATTGTTTGTTTTTATTATTGAACGAAGTGAAAGTTGTTTTGTATGAACGAAGTGAATAAGTTTTTAATAGTTGAGGAACGCGAAGCGGACGAAGTCGTTATGAAAAATTTTTAAATTTAAATGATTTAAATGGAATAAACTGTTGACATAGGGTATAATAAGTGTATAATGTTATTTAAGGGATCGGAAATCGAAGGGATAAATTTTAAATTTAAGGTGAATATTATGAAAATTATGAATGTTAATGGTACGAATGTTTCGGAAAACTGTAAAATCGAATTAAAAGGAAATCCAAAGCGTGTAGGTAGTAAAGCGTGGATGCGTTACGAAGAATATGCAGACGCAAAAACGATTGGCGAATATTTGACGGCTGGCGGATTATTGGCGGATTTGCGTTATGATAGTACGAAGGGATTTTTGAAAATTTTGGAAAAATTTGAAAAGGGAAATATCGTTAAAGTCGGATAATTGACGGAGTCGAATAACTGACAGGGACGTTGGTTATTTAACAGGTGTCAGGTAACTGACGGTGTCGAGAATTTGACGAATGACGTTATGATATTAACGGTTTTTGATTTTATTAGATAAAGAGCTCTCCCACATTGATGACGAGGTACGAGGAATGAATTTTAAAGAATGAACGAAGTGAATAGGTCTTATATTGAATGAAATGAAATAAGACAGTATGAACGAAGTGAATAATATATTATTTGAAGAATGAAATGATGAACGCCTTAAGCCTCCCGCCTTTCTGTCTCTCTCAGAATGAACGAAGTGAATAATTCTTTTAGTCACGTGAAGCCGAAGGCGAGCGTGAACGATACGGGTTCGGGGCGGCGGCCGCGGCTGTGGAGGTAGAAATGTCACCGGTACAAGTTGGCGCGGAGGGAGGAGTAATTGTCACCAGTACAAATTTTTTGTGCCCGGCGAACGCCACTACCATCAACTCCCAGTCAATCACCCTCTACCATTGGTGTAGAGGTACTCGTCAACGTGGGTGTGGAGGCGTAATGGTCACCAGTACAAATTTTGGATAGAGAATTAGCGGCTTATGGATTCAAATCCATAAGACATATTTTACCGTTAGCATCTATCACCAATGGATAACCTTCTAAAACACTGTCAAACCAGGAATCTATTTCAGATTCAGTTAATTCTTCTACTTCATTTATAGCTTTAAGAAGAGGATCTTTCTCTTGATATGACTGATTACAGTATGCAGCCATTGTAAGACCTTCTAAGATGTGAATTTTAACCTGTTTTTCTATCTTCATTAGTAATCCTCTTGAGAACCAATTTCTGTTTCGTGTATAGCTTTTATTTTTAACAGTTCATCAAATTCTGCTAAAGTATCTTCTTTTGAAGTTGTACCGAATTCCTGAATTTGCGATCTTATCTCTTGATCTGTATAAGCCTCAACAATAGTATCCCAACCATTATAGTAATTTTCTTTGGCGTGATCTTTTACAGCGGTAACTAATTCACTTAATTTCATATCTTCACCTTTTGTTTATGATTTATTTTTTAATTTATAGGTATATTATATCACACTTATTTCAACAAAGATACTATTAGATATAATAAAGTTGGAAGAACCTGTTCTCCCTACTTTCCCTCATCTTGGCCTATTTTCCTGGGTTTCCTTAGTTTCCCTAGCCTAGGCGAGGGCTCTCGTACCCTGCGATATGGGTTTGAGATGCAGGCCACGGAATTATGTATTAACGATTGGGAGTTTGAGCCACTTGTATCCAATAACCCGTATCGGGGCTAAAAAAGTGTGGAACGAAATTAACGAGATGGGGCTTAGGGGTGTAAATAACGCCCTGTTGTTCACCTTTGGTTTTATGGACTCCATGAACCATTTGGGTTATAGGATTATTACGAATTGTTTGATTTGACATATTTTTCATTGTATTCACCTTTGATTTTACTTAATTGATCCTATTCTTTCACTCAAACTATGTATCTGAGCTGAAACTTCCGTCGCTATAGGTTTGATTATGACGAAACTTAATACTAAAGCCATAACCACGGATACTATCATCCAAGTATTGAAACTATTCATGCTTTTCTCCAGTCCATTATTACCGATGCTATCACTGGGATAGCTAAATAAGCCAATGACCAGCCATACACTGCTACTAAATCCGTTATAATATCCATTCTATTCACCTTTCAATTAATAAATTAAAATAATTTTTAATTTATAGGTATATTATATCACCTTTATTCCCGTTTGTAAACCACTATTTTACAACAACGGAACTGGTACGGGTTCCCACCACGCCCGCCGCAACCACATCAACTCTTATCTGTATCTTCTCCTGTATATTTGTCACCAGTACAAGCTTCCTGTATATTTGTCACCAGTACAAATCCTCCGCACAGCCAAAAGGGCTACATTATTTCTAATGCAACCCTTCTGACCGGTGAATGATCTTACTTTTTGAGCTCTACAATTTTACCATCTTGTATAACTTCTAACAGCTCAAGGAAACCTTTATCGTGATCGTAACGAAGATCGGCTTTTAAGCCTCCCATTTCCAAATACTCTTTAACCGTGGTCGCTTTTGCATAAGCTTCATAACGCATATGAGCCTTTGAACCGGGACGTTTTGGGTTAGAGGCACATTTAATATGACATTCATTACCGACGTTTATACCATTAATATTACAAACCACTGACACTCCGGGAGCTTTTATCTCCTTAGGTTTGTCCGTTGGGGTAAAAGCCTGTCCAACAACTGCCGTTTCAGCCGGTTTTTCAGCAATCTTTTTAACCAGATTAGCCGCTTTATTATCGATTTTTACTTCACTTTTTGTCATTGTTTTCATTTTATACACCTTTTATTTAATTAAGAAAAATAATTTAAATGATTTTTTATTTAAATTATGTGTATATTATATCACTAAAATTACATAATGTAAACCACTTTAATTCATTTATTTAATCACAGCGGGCCAAATATGGGTTCCCGCTGCGACCTCCTCAGCCTATAGTCCAAACCAATCTATGAACTCTTCCCAGTTCATATCAGTTATATCCTCTTCCTCACCTTCTAATATGTAGTATGGGGGAACCATACATAGGACAAAAAGACGGTCATTTTTTATCTCCGTCTTCAAGTCGTATCCTCCGCAAAACTCGATTTTCTTCTCTTCTAACATTCTATTATCCCTTAATTTGCATTATTGATTTCTTCTTGAGTAGTGTAATATACAACACATCCTTTATTTAAGTACTCAACTATCATCATTCCATTCAATGATAGCACTCTACACATAGTATATGTTTCGTTAAATAGAATATTTTCAATTCTAACGTTCTGATCAGACCAGTCATTCCACGGGTTTCCGTCATCTTCAGAACTACATTCAAGTAATTCATCTAATTCAACTCCAAATTCCTTAGCTGCATAAGTCCAACCTCCGACTTCTCCATCATACAAACTTTCATCAGTTACTCCATCAACAGTGGCTTTTGGTAATTTTTTAAACAGTTTGTCAATTTTCATCATATTCACCAATTATTTCTAACATTCTATTATTTCTATTAAGTTATTTTTTAATAATAGGACAATATCTTCGCTAAAGAATTCAGCTCTCTGAACTTCATTGTCACATACGAAATAGTACATATGGACTGTTCTATCCACTAAAGGCTTTTCTGTCCGATTTGACAGTGTCGACTGTTCATAAATCAAAATTGACCCGGCCTTTAGAGGCTTTTCTCTATTTCCTTCTTTAACCGTCCCCCATTCATCAGTCTTTCGGTCTATCACTATGTCAGCAGTAACTCTAAAAATATTAACTTTTTTATCATCCATTCTATTCACCTTTTCAATTATTTAATAAATAAACTGAAAAATAATTTATTTATTAAATATATTATAACACAACTATATCCGCAAAGATACTATTAGATAAAACAGAAATGAGAGTGCGGAGTTGAATGAGAACAACTATCTCCGTACGAGTTCGAGGAAGAGGCCCTCAAAGCTGTGGGGAGAGAAGTTCTTCTATGCCCTCTCCTATAAAAATGTCACCAGTACAAGTAAAAATGTCACCAGTACAAGTCGTTTCTTCCCTATAAAAATGTCACCAGTACAATATAAAATTTTAAATCTAGGGCCCGTTAATTTTAAATTAAGTAGTCTATATTAAAATTAAATTACCGGGCTCTAGAAATAGCTTAGGGGCATCCTAGGGCCGGTAGTTTTAATATATTTAATATAAAATTATAGCTATATTTTAATATATTATTTTTTAGGGAAAGCGAGCACATTATCAAGAACTTCTCCCTCTAATGGTACATCGTCAGTAGCAAGAGTGATATGAACTTTAGGTCCAGTATCCGCTTGTTCTTGACCAAAAGCACCACGGACTTCAAGAAACTTATCAATCGCTTTGAATTCTCCCATCTGAGCTAATTCATAAAGCTGTTCTGCTACTTTCATTTGACCTTTCTGAAATCCTATATTAAAATAGTGATCAAAGCACGCTTGTTCCCATTTATTTAAAACTCTACCAATGCAGTTCACGAATACCATTTGTTTGGTGCCATATTCGGCGGCAATACCAATTTCATATATCTCAGGGTTAGATAAAGTATATCCAAAGCCGGCAGCAACATCAGGCCAACTTCCTCTATAAAACCCATCTGTATAAACAGAAATGTGATCTAGAATGTATTCTTCAGTAACAATTTCTTCATCGACGTTTTCGTAAGGGTTCATTGATTTTTACCTACCATATTGCATAAAATTAGGTATATTATATAATAATTTTTAGTCGAAGTACATAAATTTTTAAATTCTGGAGACACCAAATTACGGGAAATAGTTTTACACATTTCTAGAGCTATAGTTATACACAAAATATCCCGTAAAAAATTTTTAAATCACATATTTTTTTTTTATTACACCATAAATAATTAATATTAAATATTAAAAGTTTATCTCAAGTTATTGATTTATATATTAAAAGGGGAGTACTGTGTAAAAAAATCATGTGAAAAAGCAAAGTTTTAATAAAAATATTTGGCAGTGTTATATTTAAAATAAAAACTGGCGGCCCGGTTTTTATTTTCACCTTATGACAAGTTTTTAAAATTTTTTATATAAATCAATAACTTGAAAAAAATCGAAGGTGTAATAAAATTTTTATCATGCGATTTTTTTACACCTTTGGGGAGCGATTCACTGGGACCATGAATCGGCAAATGGTAAACCGCGACACGTAAAAACAGGCCCAACAATATAAAAAATCACATAAAAATCACATAGAAATCAGGTAATAAACTCACCCAAAAAATCCCTCAAATTCCCTCAAATTCCCTCAAATTCCCTCAAATTCCCTCAAATTACAACCTAAAAGCCTGTTACAGTATTCTCAGTCTTAAAAACAATCAAAAACAATGGTAATGCCTAAAAGCCTGTTACAGTATTCTCAGTTTTTAAAAACGATCAAAACAACCCGCATAATGGTAATGCCTGTCACCTTAATGCAACCTTTCCACTAGTAATTCTATGGTAGTTTACAACAAATTAATTTTATTATATAATATAATAGCTTTAATAAATTACTGTGTTGCGCAACTCGGTAGTTATCCTATACTATATAACATAAACACCCATATATACATATAGGAAGCCTCGTAGTTAATATAGAGAGTTTAAAACGCTAGGCGGGTGTCTAGCGTTTTATTTTATGTTACAAAACTCCTGTATATTAACTTCCTACAATGCCATGCCATATCGTATTGTACAAACATCTATATCTATATTAACACAAGGATATTAATGAAAAATGCTAACCTAGAAGTGCAAGATACCCTATCCTATAGCTCCTCAATCTCCGAAAAATTAGAATATCTTAGAACAATCGGATTAAGACCATTCCCTTTACCCAGCCTAAAGAAAGCAAAACCTCCTAACGATTTCCAAATACCTTCTACACCTAAAGAAAATTTACATAGATACCGAGACGATCATCCTAAGAGCCATTATAGATTTTATGAAAACTCTAATATAGGAATATCACTGTCCTCATTCGGACATCCTGATGAAGAATTATCATTATTCATTTTGGACGTAGATGTTGATTTCACCACTACGCCACCCAAGAATGGTATACCGCAATTTGACGTCATGAAGAAAAAATACAATCTTCCTGATACATACGCCGTAACTACTCCTAGAGGAGGAATACATTATTACTACTGTGTAAATTCTGATTTAATGAAGAACATAATGCAGACGGTGCCAAAACACTTAAAGCCTGACGATGAATCTTCTTATAATCATATAGATACAAGATCTTATGGTAATTATCTTGTCTCACCTTATTCAAAAGTAATAGACCATAACAAGGAAATTGATGGTATATATGTTCCAATTTCTCCATACCAAAAAATAGAAAAACTCCCTACAGATTTCCTCAAAACCCTCGCGTCTCAAGCTTCAAAGCCCAACGCTACGTCCCAATCTAAAGTAGCTCCCGGGGTTATAATAGATTCTCCTGCTAATAAAGATAGAGCACGAGAGGTGTTATTCGCTCGTAACTCTCAAGAAGATGGAGAAAGAAACCATTCCTTTTTTCAACTCGCGCTAGATATTCGTAAAATGGGAGTATCACAGTCGTTTGCTACTACTCTTATTCTTGAGTATAACGAAAAGAAGTGCAATCCACCGGAAAAGAATATAAACGAAATAGAATCTACTGTACGTTCCGCATATAACTACGCTAACGTAACTACTGGGTCAGATTCTATTATGATAGATCCTCATCAGGCTAAACACGAATTAGCAGCTAAGAATAAAGAAACTAATCAACCAACAATAACTTCTGCCGAACTTACATCTTCGTTAACGGCTATAGAACCTAGAGACTATATCGCTCGTACCACATCGGAACTCTCAGAAGTGGTCTTTGAAATAATGACTTCTAAAGGACCGCGCTATGCGTTTTCTATATTAAAGCCCCACTTGTCGCCTTACACTAACCGACAGATATTAACGAATTTTCTAAGGCTTCAAGATCTAAAAGAGTACTATTATCACGTACAAGAGCCGTATGCGCCTAATGATAAGAGGCATGCTACTGGAGTTGGTAAGACTAAGCTAATGAATCTTATAGAAATAGCGAAACTTAAAGGATCGTTTACCCGATGTACTGGGATGGAATTTAATCCAGCTACACCGAAGATACACAATGGTATGTTTAATGAGTGGAATGGTCATACATATTCGGCTTTCCTTAAAGAGGAAATAGAGAGCTTCACTCAAGCCCAGACCATGCATTATGAACAAGTGTACTCACTAATTGTTACAGAATACATACACAAGATATTAGCGAATAATGATAAACTAAAAACAGAATACATCTTATCTTGGATAGCAAAACGTTTATCGAATCCAGATTGGAAACCTACTGTCGTTATGGCATTCTTTGGAGATAGAGGTACTGGTAAGACCTTTCTTACAGAGAAGTTATTATCTAATCTCATAGGAAAGAAATATATGATGCACTATGCAGATATTGATAAAACGAAAGCGAATTTTAACTCAGAAATTAGAACCGCTCAGATCATATCTTGGGAGGAGATGGTAAATGCCCGCGCCCATAAGGATAGAGGAGTCTTAAAGAGTTTCATAACCGCGACAGATCAAGCGGTAGAGGAGAAATTTGAAAGAAGATATTTTGTAGCAGAAGTCTCTTCTCGTAGAATTCAAGATAGAAAATTCTTTTGCAGTATCTTAGATATTCTCGACTCGCACAATGGTATAGGCTGGAAATACTTATATACGATACTTTCTAATCCGTTACACATTACACAAGATCCTGATGTAGCCTTAATAACGAAAGAGTTAAGGGGCCAAGTGAAAGCCACTTTGGAATACGATGATTCCATATACATGTTTTTACTAACTTATAATAACAACAATAAAAGATTAGATGCTGACCACGATTCGAGAGTAATACCCGCTGATGATGCTCTAGACGACATGACCGAAACACAACAGGAGTACTTCATAGCCCAACAAAAGTATGCCTGGCCGGAAAAGGATCATACTATATTAACAAGATACGCGTACTTAAATTATAAGGCCTACTATAAAGGGCACTATACTAACAATTATAACTTAAAAACTTATACTATGTTCAGAAAATATTTAAAACAAGAAATAAGAAGAGGAGGAATAATAGAAATGGTATTATCTAAATCAGGAGTACTAATAACAGGAAAGAACATGTTTTCAAGTGGACTTCATTACGGAGAACGATCAGACCAATATACTTGTAAATCAAGACAAGAAACTTTAGACTTATTAGATAGAGTGGTATTAGTATGACCATTCTGTCAAACAAAACCAACTTAATACTAATACTCAATAATCAATGCCAAATTTCTAGACCTGAGTATGATATGAGATATATTTTTACTGTAAGTACATTAAACTCTAACAACCTTGTTTGTAGATCGATGTCATTTGAAGACGTAATAGAAGGAGCCCTTCTTCAAATACAAAAAGTCAAAAAAGAATATAATGTCCTTCCAGGTAATTGGTTGTCTCAATACCATTGGGACCTTTGGTTTGAATCTGGAGGCTTTCAAGCTAAAAGACCTCAACACCAACCACGATAAATAACCCACTCTTATGGCCAGATACGTTAAGGACAATTACCCAAAAACACATTTCCAATCAATCCTTCCAAAACGAAGCAAAGGAACTCCAGAACATCTTGACGGAGTAACTTTTCTTAGGCATCCCGAATCAAGGAAAAAACGAATGTTATATCAACCAATAGTAATAGGAATTGCAGGACTAGCAGGATCAGGTAAAGATACTATTGCCAATCTTATATCAGAACTTACAACAGACCGTCCTACCATCACCTATGCTTTCTCAGACCCAGTAAAAGATACTGCTGTCGCCGCCACTGGGCTCGACCCGTATCACTTTTCACCGAACAATCCAAATAGAGAGATCGTTCTTCCTGAATGGGGATACTCTCCTAGACAAATGCTACAGATAATAGGAACGAACCTATTTCGAGATAATTTTAAAGAAGATATCTGGATTCAAAGAGCTAAAACGATCTACAATTTAGAAGCTAACAAGATACGCTGTCCAAAATACTTTATAATACCTTCCGTCCGCTTTAAAAACGAGGCTGAATGGGTCTTAAATTCTAACACGCATAATGGTATCATCATACATGTTACAAGACCCTCTTCATTAATCCCCACTCTCCGATCAACTCCACAGAATCATCCTTCTGAACAACCAAACATCGACAACTATATAGACTACCACATCAATAATGACTCTACTTTCCTCATCTTAAAAGCTAAAGTGGAGGAAGTATTAGAGGATTTCAATCCAGCACAACCGACACAACCAACTACAACTTATTAATA